ACCCGTCTTTTGACTGCAACGTCATACAGAGGTTGCCCTCCTTCCCCCTGCTGTTGATAGGCATCCACCCCTTCCACACCTTCTTCACCGGCCAGAAGCTGGACTTGTCCCTCATCTAGGCCCGTGTATTTGGATGTGGACACTTCTTCTGTTTTCTCATACCAATACTTCAGGATTCCTGTTCTTCTGATTAAGGCATCCTTAAATGCTGCATAAAAATGAGAAAATGAGTTTTGATTTTCTTCTAGGATGATGTGGTTGATGTAGTCGGTGGCCTGTTCAGCCATTGCGACATCTTCAGCATTCTTCGGAACGAACTGCATGATTTTCTTCGTTCCAAAAAACGTCCTCATAAGAACCGGCATGATGGCATTAACAGTGTCCCTGACATCATAAGAAACGACACTGGACCGGCCATCTTCGGTCTGTTCTGGTAGGTGCCCAGAATAATAGTCACCGGACTGGACCCGGTCTTCCCCTAGTTCATCGATGTAGTCAATGGCGTCTTCAAGCAGATGTCCGACAAAGGCTTCAACCTCAACTTCGTCCATCGGCTCCGGGCCATCGAACTCCGGGGGCACTGATTCGTACTCTGCCATGGGGGATATTGTAACAGACGTATTTCCAAGGCTTTGTGCTGTCTCAAAAAAAAATGAATATCCTTTAAAATAATTGTTGACTTTACCCAATGGGTAAACTAAGATTAACCATGGTCAGGGAATTACCCCTGGTCGAACTAACCAGAAAGGCAATGTTATGAGAAAAGAATTCAGAAACAGAAATAATGAAATTGCTCAACTCATTATGCATTTGGAACGCAACCCATACAGTAAATCTAGCAAAGTGGTATTCGGTAAATACTTAGCTAATTTAGTCAACATAGATTCCAGTGCATATGGGTCCGGGTCTTTTTATCCATTAAGGTCCGACTGGGAAGAAAACCAAAAGTAGCCGAAACACCCCTTCGGGGGTGTCTGGTCTGGGATGATCTCCAGATCACTGATGATGGCAGATCCATTAAATTATCCAGAAAGGCAATTATGGATTCAGATATTCAAGCACGTTTAGAAAAACTACATGAAATTGTAGACATGGCCAGAACCCGTAATGTTGAAATCAGGGACAAAGCTGAAGAGAACATAGATTTTTTAAGAGAAGTCACTAAAAGTCTCTTGAAATTAGAGGTTTATATAGAGCAACAAAAAGTAACCGATTAACCATCAAAGGGGTCTTCGGACCCCACACCAGAAAGGCAAATTATGGATCCCCGTAACAAAGTGATCCCCATGGGTACCCCGGTGACGGTGTACTATTTTGAGGGACCACCCAACAAAACATTCATGGATCATCCTTATTTTTTTGAGGATTCCAAAATCCAGGAACACTGGGGTGGCAAAGTTGCTGTTGCACCGATCTCCAAAAGCGTAGATGCTTATGTTGTGAAACCTTCAGATATCAAGGACCGATGAAAAAGAAAACCATCAGGTCTTATAAAATCCTGGCTATTTACGGGGGTTGCACTCAATGTGATGGTGAACTAATTACTGAAGATGGATCTTTTATGTTGACCCCCCAGGATGATTGTTCCGGTGAAATTAAATGCCAGGATTGTGAAACAGTTCATGTTTTCCCGGATAAAATGTTCCAGTCTTATGGACCCCAACATAAATCATTATGACACCCCTGAAAAAGGTCAGATCTGAACTAGGATTAAATCGGGCTGAAATTGCCAGGGTTTGCCGAATTCCGTATCGGACCTGGATTAAATGGGAAGATGGGGAACGTAGAACACCAGGATATGCATGGGTGCTGCTGTCCTGGTTCCTCATGAATTCCAGTCACATCGATTGGCAACTAGAACATCTAGAACAGATCCTGAAGGATCATTATCTGGTGGATGGATTGACAACCGTCAGAGGTATTCGGGCTGCCATCAGACAATCGAAAGATTTCTCCGCAAAGGCTGACTCCATGGTTGACTAGAACCGGCCATGATCCCGGCCTGGTTGGCGAATGTCAGAACAAAGGAATCTGCATAATCTGGGCTACCCCGGTGGCCCAGTCTCTTCTTCATCTCATCTTTGGTTTCCAGTCTTTTACGTCCCGTCGAATCATAGCTGTATCTGGGGCTGCATAGCTCAAACATCAACCGGTTGTCTCTGGGAATCTTACAGTGACGTTTCTCAAACCAATCCAGTGCTTCATGCCATAGTTCGGTTCTCAGGTTCTTATAGAGTCCTGAAAGTGCAGCAGATTCACCGGTGTTGATGCCCTGGACCGGCAAAGATAACTCTAAACCCCGGTCAACTATTGCAGCACCTATTCCGATGACATCACACATGATACTCCGGGGTTGTTGAAGATCCTCAGAATCCTTCTCATATTCTGCATTGATGGCACCCATCAGGGACATCGTATCCATGTTGGACCAGGATTTGATGGGTTCCAGGATGGTGTTTCCTTGACGTTTACAGAGTGCTGACCGGTCAGATCCATAACGGGCAATATCTAAACCCCAGATGATTGGACCACCAGACGGTTCGACATCCCTTTCAACTGCTGCTTCAACAATTTCATTGGAAATCAGAGTATCTTCTGAAGATTCCGGGAATTCACCCAGAACCCGGATTCTGAAGTTGTTGGAATCCCTGCCATACCGGTCTTCCATTTCCTGGACATAGGATTCAGAAACCCGGGTAGAATCCAGACATGAAACCGTCTGGGTGTACCATTTATCGGATAACCGGGTGAATGCATCATAAAAGAAGCCTTCAGGTCGGGTGGGGTTACCTAAACACACCAGGGTGGCATCTTCATTGGAGAGACTACCACCGGCTGCATCGATTACTGCATTATCAATCGATGATGCTTCATCGACCAGCAGCAGAGTTCTGTCTGAGTGGGTGCCCTGCAGTGCTTCCGGGGTTTCCTTCCGACTGGTACGGCAACTTATGAAGGATCCTGATGGATCTGATTTCAGGGTGATCCGGTCTGAATATGTCTCAAACAGATTCCGAATCACTGGTGGAAGACGGGTTAACTGAGATTTTAATTCGGCAAACAGTGCATCAAACAACTGGGATGAGGTTGGTGCAGTGATCACCGTTTTTTGAGGGTAATAACAAACAATATTATGGATGGCAATCCAGGCTGCACATGTGGATTTTCCGACACCATGGCCAGACTTTACGGCACACAATCTCTGACCGGATCCAGGGTGATGTTCATTTTTCGGGATGGCAGCAATCATCAAAGATGCTTGCCAGGGGTCCGGGGTCTGTTTTAAGACATCCTGAACAAATTCAACGGGCCGATGCTTGTATCGACCAATGAAATCAATGAAGGTCGAATCAGACATCAGATGGGATCCATGCCGATGCATTCCATGTACAGGATCCTGAACAACTCAGTCCGGTTATCAGTGTCCAGCAGCACCTGATACGGGTACCGGACCCTGGTTTTGTCCAGGATGCAATCACATGTATAGGCATGTTTATCTGATGGAGTGACACCATTGACTGTTGTTAATGCATCAAAGCAATAGCTCCAGAGAGATCTAACCTGGATGGTCGGATAGGTTCCAGAATATGGAACTGCAAATGCCGGGGTGGCAATCAAAAGAATCAGAATTATTTTTTTTATCATGGAATTAGTTCCGAAATCGGGTTTAATGCTTCATCAGGCACCCAAAAACACTTGGAGGTACGGCCACAATTATCATGGTGCCACTCAGATCTCATGAAGACCTCATCTGAATGGATCCATCCTTTGATGTGATAGGATCCAAAGGATCCACACACCAAAACATAAACAAATCCGGGTTTGTCAGAAGACCTCAAAAACAATTGATGATCGGGATTCTTCCGGGTTCTGACTTCAATACCGGTTCCAACATCAATGGCCCAGTGTGATTCCATGCCAGTCGGGTACTGATTTAATGCCTTTGCTACTGCAAATTCTCCAAGGGCACCTTCAATGGCATTGGACCAGAGTCCTGATTTGCCGGGGTCGTTATAGCGTTCCTTGTATTTCTGAAGGATATATTGACCGTTTTTTTGGATTTCCCGGATCTGACGTTGCAATCCGACTAATGCTGCCACCTGAATCTCAGATGGACTTAAACTGATCGATAACATGCCACATGTAGATGTTGACTTCAGATCCTCTGATGATGGTGCATCCATATTTTTCTGGAGGTAGACAATCTTTGAGCCACTGACAGAGTCGATTTGCTGCATCTGGATCCTTGAGTTTGATTAATGCGGAACCCTGAGAACGGATCTGGGAACGGATGTCATTCAGGATGCTTTGATCAGGCTTCCAAGGTGACAAACTCAGGGTCATATTTGAGCGTGTAAACGACTTCAGGATGCTCCAGATCTTTACAGAAGATCATTCCAGACTCAGATGCCTTCACTTTGGCTTTCACCCGTCTAGGGGGGTGTTTTAAGCGTTTGTCTTCAAGCTCAAAACTGATTCGTTTCCCGATCATGATTCTTTCAAATTGGTCCATTTTTAGCCTTTCTGGTTATATAACCGGTTGGGTTAGCTACAAAGCTAATTCAAAAAACTCAATTGACGGGGTTCCTTAAAACGCTTCACCCAGATATTGATGTTTTTTGATCGTTTAGAACCACCGGGTACAACTTTTTCAATTTTGTAATCCAGTGCTTCCCAAAACTGGTTTGCTTCTAAATTTTCACGGCATCTCAAATAAATACCGGAATGATTATCAGCAGCATATTTTTCAACCTCTTTGACAATGTTTTCACCATGGTGCTTTCTTCGGACATCGTAATCGATGCAAGCCTGATAAATATTCAATAAAGGCCAATTAGATCCATAAATTAAAAACCCACATGGATCATTGTTTTCATGGCAAAGGATGATTCTTCCCTCAGATTCATATTGCTCTAATCTGGACCTGGGGATAAACCCTAATGATTCTGTATTTTGTCGGTGAAGATGTTCAGCGTATTTTGCTTTCATTACACATATTGGTGTACATTGGGTACATTCGGTGTGTGTGGGGTAGGCCAGTGGGACACCCTCCCATGCCTACTACCGGGGGGGGTCTGCCGGTGACCCGGCATATACCGATACCGTCGCATTTGCCCGGTATATATGGAAGACCCCCGGATCTATTATCCGTATGTCAATAGCATGTGGCTGCTATAGACTCCGCCACATAATCACCGCAAAACAAGTAATATACTCAAACAATACCATGATAACATAGAATATACCGTCAAATGTACCGTCACATGATGCTGTTAATGGTTGTCTGGTGACGATTCATGACAATTTACCACTGTTTACCGCATATTAGGAACGGGCACATGCACATCCATGAAACAAACCTGAAGAAGTCTCTGAGGTAGGTACAACAAGCCCCACAAGCTCCACACTTTCTCATTCAAGCCCAACCTAAAAAGATTAACCGTAAATGATCGGGGCTTGCTGATTCCTCAACTTCACAAACTTATTCCCTTTCAACCTATTTGCTTTCTTTCTTTTCTTCTTCCGTTGTTCACCATACCTGAGAACCCTGTGACCATTCTGTTCATTGTGCCTGATGGAATATAAGCATTCAGGTGACACACCCAGGTATTGTGCTTCCAGTTCCAGAAGTGTCATTAATCAGTGACCTTCCACACAAACCAGATCCAGAATGCAATAACGATCAACCATCCAAAATCTTCAACACTCATTCCAAATCAAATGCAATAGTGTGTGGTTCTGCATTGCCATGAGACTTACTAGGATCCACCCGGTCAGTCGGGCATTTGATCTCAGTCTCTCCAAGTATTTTCCGTTTCCCCAATTCATAGGAAAACTTCATAACTGCTGCCAGTGACAATGACAGGCATATCAGCATCAATAAGCTCACCAGGGTCATCATAGGCTTCAGTTCTCTTTGACGTTGTTCAATGGCATCAACCCAGTCCTCATCCTTCATGCAACATCTAATGCGTAGTAAAGTGCAGTCAGTTCTTCTTCGGTGATGTATCGGTAACGCTTTGATCCAATTGGATCTTCAATCCTGATCTTCCCTTTATTGGATGATTCCTTCCGATACTTCATGGTGCCTGATGCATGTTTTGCTCTGAGGTTTGGAATCCGTTTTGGACTCTCTCTGAGCT